ACTGATGGAGGCACACAGGAATAACACTTGTGCAAATGGTCATAAGTGGAACCGATTGAATTTGCGAGTAAGGCCACAGAAGGATGGAACGGCAAAAATTTGTTGCCGCATATGTCAAAATGATACACAGAAAACCAGGAGATCGAGGGCTAAACAATGAGCGTATGGCAACAAATCCTCGATTTCCTCATCCCTGGACGGTCCAATGGGCGTGTCTCCCCTGAACATGGCAAGAAAGTGCGCCGACCCCTGCGGGAAAATGTTCTCACCAACGATTTCTGGCTTTCTTCTTACATCGATCTTCTGGATCGTTTTAGGGATGGCGGGGTTTATAGCTATCCTATTTCAAACCCCCAAGACCGCATCTACGGATCAAACTATCCGTTCTGGTATTCCGAGCAGCAGCTTGGACTCTTCCGCGCCCAGGCACGATTGGTGGCTACCACTAATCCTAATGCTCAAGGATTACTCAACGGACTCTGCTCATATGTCATCGGGCCGGGGTTCAACTATCGGATCGGGCCTAAAGCAGGTACGGATGCCGAGGACTCGCTCGTCAATGCCGTCCAGGAAGTAGTCGAGAAATTCCGCAACGACAACGAATGGGATTTGCTTGAACAGGAAGTCTTCAGCCGATCCCGCACCGATGGCGAATGTTTCCTTCGTTTGTTTCCCCAGCCTTCTGGACGGTTATTGGTTCGCACCGTCGAGCCGGAACAGGTCATCCAGCCACCTGGAGAGGATTTCTCGCATTGGTCCTACGGGATCGAGACCGACCCGGATGATGTTTTTAACATCAAAAATTACCACATAAGCCACATTGCGCCCCGTGGGGAGGACAAGGAACACGACAAGACCCCGGAAACGCCGATGGGCGAAATCGTCAAGGCGCACAACATAGTTCACATCAAGTGCAATGTCCCCAAGTCAATCAAGCGGGGCGTTTCAGACTTCAGCTTTGAAACCCTGGAAACCTTCTCAATCGCGGCCAAGTTGCGCCGGAATCTGGGCGAAGGGGCATCGGTTCAATCCGCCATCGCTGCCGTGCGCCAACACGATACGGCAAGCATCCAGCAGGTCGAAACCTTCGTGGATGATGCTACAGACTATTCGGTAGCCAACACTCCATCTGGAAGGTCTACCGATTATCAGCGCATCGAGCCGGGGACATTCCTCGATATCCCCAAGGGCATGAACTATGTGAAACCGCCTGGGGCTGAATCGGCAACGGATCATCTCGACATTTTCCAGGCATTGCTGCGATCCGCTGGCAACCGCCACAACGCCCCAGAATGGCTTTCCAGCGCAAACATCTCCGGGGCCAACTACGCATCCAGCCTGACTGCCGAATCGCCATTCCTCCGCAATTGCGTCCGGTTGCAGGCTTTCTATCGCCGCCACTTCTTGAGGATCATCACCAGGGTGATCCGCCATGCCGCAGAAATGGGTCGCCTCCCCATCAATGTCCTCGACCAAGTAGAGATCATCATTACCCCGCCCGCAGTCGAGGCTAGGGACAGGATTGCCGATTCCCAGGCGGATCAGATTTATTACAACATCGGGGCCAAGTCCGTTCAGACCATCGCCCAGGAGCGCGGTCTCGACTTCGAGCAAGAGCAGCACAACATCCAGAAGATGCAAGAACTCATGCCGGACGAGTTGGCTCCCGGCGAGACCGAGCAGCAGATTTCGGATTCTGCCCTCAACGGTCTCCAGATCGAGAATCTCACCGCCATCGTCATGCGGGTTGCGACTGGTCAGATTCCCGTGGATGTTGGCCGAGCAATTGCCCGCGCCGCCTTCCCCCTCATGGACGAGTCAAATATTGCCGACCTCTTCCCCGAGTCATTAGCTGGTTCGCAGAAGGTTCCGCCCCGTGCTGCCGGAGGCATGAATCCTGTCAAAGAATTGCCGACCGGGGTGGACAAGGATTTGCAGAAAACGCCGGAACCAGAAGATCAACTGGTGGCTGAATCCCTGCAAGAGGGCAAATACGACAAGATCAACTTCACCCCACCGGCATCGGTTCGCGCCGCAGCAAAGCGAGGTCTGGAGTTGCGTAAAAAGTATGGCAGGGGTGGAACCGCTGTTGGCATCGCCCGCGCCCGTGACCTGTCCAATGGCAAGGAAATGTCGCCATCCACGATCAAGCGCATGACATCATTCTTCGCCCGTCACGAAGTGGACAAGAAGGGCGAGGGCTGGGGCGAGGACTCTAACGGTTATATTGCCTGGCTTTTGTGGGGCGGTGATGCCGGTTGGTCTTGGGCCAAGAAGGTGGCCAACCAGATGGATGCTGCCGACAAGAAAGGCAAATAATGGATTCTAGAACGCGCCGGTTCAATGCGGAATTGGCATCGCTTATTGGGATTCAGCATATTGAAGTCCAATACTCGATTAACCGCATTGCCCGGCAGGCTATGGGCATTATTTCACGCAGACTTCGATTTTCATTGGTCGATGAAAACATAAGAAATCCAGGGCATACCTCTTACAACATCCAGATCGGATTTTCAGAATTCGCTTCCTTCGTGGAAAAGCGGATCGAGTCACTTACGACAATTTATTTGCGAAACATGGGTCGCATATTCACTTCCACCTTGGAAAAGTATTCCATGCTGGAGGCGAAGAGGACGATCAATAAGACCCTGTTTCCTGGTGTTCCCAAGAATATCATCTTGAAGATTGTGGCTAATCAGCGTGTAGCCGATAGGTTACTCAAGAAAATGCAGAAAAGTGGGATGAACCCGTCCACGATGGCGGCAATTGTGTCGCTTCAGACTGATAAGGCAAAAAGACAAAACTTGCTGGAACAATATTTCAGGGCAATGCGTAACAACGCATACACGATTGCCAGAACATCCATGTCCGAATTGATAGGAAAAACCGGCAAGATTGCTTACGAGTCCTTGCCAAAGGATTTGGTTGGTTTCCAGGTTCATGGCATTCTGGACGAGCGCATCCGCCCAGCCCACCGCGCCAGGAATGGCACGATTTATTACAAGAAACCCCGTTATGACAATCCTGGGTTTGATCAGATGCCCAACCCGCCACTAGAGGCGGATGGCTCGATGGCGTACAACTGCCGGTGTTGGTTGACACCGATCATGTCCCTGGATGCCAAGAAGTTTTTTGATTTCAAGGGGCGGATCATTCCCAATGCCAAGATTTTCAATGAATGGTTTTCGACCAGTTCCAAGGACAGGAAGATCATGGCTATCGGGGTCCGCAGGTACAACGCAGCTACGAAAAGACTGCGAAAAGGTGAAAAACTAGAGTGGGCGAGTATGCTAGACCCCGTCACGGGAATGCTTCTTGACGAGAAACAGTTGCTGGCTGAAACGCCCCAGAAACGAGCGGCAAGGATCAAAAAAGCAAAAAAGGTGATAGGGGGGACTTGACAGATTCTGTCAAGCGAAGATTATAGCGATATGCAAAGTACCCAATTATTGGTCGAAGAGTTGCAGGGCATCTTCCAGTTTGGAGCAATCCAGGCTGGGAAAAAGCTCGTTGTTGACCGAGATAAGGGTATCATCAAGGGTGTGAAGATCATCGGGTTCAACTCCCAGAATGGTCGCCGGTATCTGCCGGAAGCACTCAAGGAAGCGGTTCCCCTGTATGAGGGGATCAAGGTCAACATTGATCACCCGGAAAAAGGTCCGACCCAGCAGAGGTCGAGCCATGACCGTTTCGGGAAATTCATCAATGTCCGCTTCGTGGAGAGTGAGGGAATCTACGGCGATCTCCTTTACCTCAAGAATCATCCCCTGGCCGATTCGGTTTGCGAGGCGGCAGAGAGGGAAGAGATGAACGATGTATTCGGCATGAGCCACAACGCCCAGGGTGAGGGCACGGTGGACAAGAACGACATTTTTGTGGTTTCCAGGATCACCGAGGTTCGCCATGTCGATCTCGTTGCAGACCCGGCAACAACTAAATCGCTTACGGAATCGCAATCGCCAAGTGAGCAGGAAACAGAAGAAGCGGCGGGAAATCGAGTTCGTTACAAGAGCAAAAGACAGGCTCCTGGCGCGAAACGGAAATTCGTGAAAGCCAAGTCCAAGGGGGCGAAAAAGCCGACCGGGACTCTGAAGGAATCTGATGACGAATCTGAAGATGCGAAGGAAATGCACCAGATGATCATGCAGATTCTGACCAAGAACGACACGCCCGATGACAAGAAAGCGGATGAAATTGTTGCCATTTTAACTGGTGAAGCAGGGGATTATGACATGGAAGCGCAAGAGAGCGTCCAGGAAGAAGCCAAAGTTGAGGAAACTCCCGTAGCGGAGAGCGAGGAAGTAAAGGTCGAAGAAGGTGCTTCGGCCAAGATGTGCGAGAAGTGCGGCGCAAAGATGGAATCGATGGATGAGGAAAAGCCGGACGAGGATATGTCCGACGAGGAAGAAGAAAAGAAAGCCATGAAGGAATCCATCGATCCTTCAGCCGAACTCGCACACTACAAGACCAAGGATGCCATCCGTACTCTTTGCGAGTCCAACGGAGTCGAGTTTGAAGAGTCTCTGGTTCAAGACCTTGGTGGTCTTAACCCGGAGTCCTTGGAGCGGCAGATCAAGCGGATTGCCGCTGCGAATCTCGCCGCGAAACCCAAATGCTCACCCACCCAGGCTACCTTCCAGGAGTCGAAGGAGGGTGGCA